TTTTCGGAGGATATTATTAAATCCAACACGGGCAACCCAGACCGCGCAATAAGCCTCAGAGATGCGTTGGAGGAATTGCTTGCCGAAGAGTCTCCTTGAACGCAAGCGTTCAGATAGGTCTCGCTATTCGGGGTTCACCGCACTGCAGGCACCGCGCGCTGAATTAGCTTCTTACCGCGCTTTGAATGAACATCGAAAACGTCCGCAGTCTCGCCATTTGGATCGTCGGTAGTAAGTGAACGTTCCACCCACAGCCGAAATGCAAGCTGAGGTACTGTCAAATAATGAGCCGTCAGCGCTGTTCCCGCCGCCGAGGGCCTTAATCCCGCCGCGATGGTCTCTCGGCGCCCCAGCCGCTTTAAAACCGCTTTAACGGCGACGTTTTCCGGGGCGCGGGCGGGCGTCTTTCGGATTCGGGCCGATAACCCCGCCGTTTCCGGCCAGACCCCGTGTCCGGTGCTATGCGGCAAGCGTCTGAACAAACCGCCCTGGATCCCGGATCAGGTCCGGGGAACGGTTCTTCTCAGCGAAGTGAAAGATTTGCGCGCCGGCCTGACATTGTCAGGGGCGTGAGAGACGGGCAACTCCGCCATGTTGTGGCCCATGAGCACAATAACCGCAACCGCAAATTTCGGGGCCGAACTGGCGGCGACGCAGTCGAACCCGCCCGAATGGGTGCAATTGTTCCCGGTCGGGCGTGGACATTCGCGGCGGATCGACGCCCGCGACGGGCGCTCATGGACCGCCAACCCGGACGCGGTTGTCGCCGCGTTCAACGCCAACCGGGCGCCATTGCCGGTCGACTACGAGCATGCCCAGGATCACCGGGCGCCTTCGGGCCTCGCCGCGCCCGCCGCCGGATGGGTCGTCGAGTTGAAGAACAAAGCCGGCGCCATATGGGGCAAGGTTGAATGGACCCCCCAGGCCGCGGCGATGATCGTTTCCAGGGAATATCGCTTTCTATCGCCGTCATTCACCCATGAGAAGGGTGATCACCAAAAACCGGGCCGTATCCTGCGCTTGCTCGGCGCCGGCCTCGTCAACCGGCCGGCCCTGGAAATGACGGCGCTCAGCCACATCACACCGACCCTTCAACATCAGGAGAAAAACATGAAGGCAATTGCCAAGGCGCTGGGCCTTGCCGGGGACGCCGATGAAAAAGCGATCCTCGCGGAAATTTCCCGGCGCGACGCCTTTTCAACGGCCATTTGCCAGGCATTGAAACTCGACCCCGCCGAAGCCGGCGAAAAGGCAACCCTTGCGGCGATCGAGACGCTTGCCGCCGACACCGAGACCGCGCTCGCGGCCGCCAAGGCGGCGCCGGCGGCAGGCGAAGTGGCGGCACTGGAGCAAAGCCTCGCCGATACCACAAAGGCGCTCGCCGCGCTCCAGCAGAAAGATGCCGCCCGTGAGATCGAAGCCGCGCTGGATAAGGCGGCGGCGAAAGGCAAGATCACGCCGGCCTCGCGCGAAACCTATCGCGCCATGTGCCAATCCGAGGGCGGGCTCGCCCGCTTCACCGAACTCGTCGAAACGCTGCCGGTGATCTGCGCCCCATCGACGCTCGATGAACGCAAGGCGGAGATCCATTCGGACGACGCGCCCGATCCCGTCGAACTCGCAGCCAAAGCGCGCAAATACCAGGACGAACAGGCCGCCATCGGCCGGACGATCACCATCTCGGAGGCGATCGAAACCGTGAGGACCCAGAAATGACACCGATTCTCATCAAGGCGTTCCACACCGCCACCGCCGTCGGCGGCAATCTAATCGTCGCCGCGTCGGCAAACGCAGAAGTCCTTCCGGGCGCGAGCGCGACCGATCTTCTCATCGGCGTGTCCGATGCCATGGGCGCCGATGCCGGCGGCGTGCTCGACACGGTGCAGGCCGGGTGGGGCGAATTGAAGCTCGGCGGCACGGTCGCATTCGGCGACCCGCTGACGTCGGACGCCAATGGCGCCGGCGTCAAGGCGGTGCCTGCCGCCGGTTCGCTCATTCGAACCGCCGCTTACGCCATGTCCGATGGCGATGACGGCGACATCATCCCGGTTCTCGTCGCTCCGGGCATCATCAACACGCCGGTCTAAGCCCGCGCTATTGATCAAGGACCACAATCCATGACGAACCGCCCCTTTCCGATCGACCCGACGCTGACCGCCATCGCGATCGGTTACAGAAACCCCGCTCATGTCCTGATCGCCAAGCGGGCGCTGCCACCATTACCCGTCTTGTCCGAGACCTTCAAATGGAACGAGTATCCCCTTGCCGAGGGATTTACCGTTCCCGACACAAAGGTCGGGCGCAAATCCAGGCCCAACCAGGTCGAATTCAATGTCAGCGAAAAGGATGCGTCGGTCGAGGATTACGGCCTCGACGATCCGATCCCCTATTCAGATATCCAGGCGATCCGCGATCCTCGGCGGTCGAGGGTTTGACCAACCTGATCGATCTCGACCGCGAAGTGCGCGCCGCCGCCGTGGTACAGGATCCGAACAATTATGCGGCCGACAAGAAAATCGCGTTGGCGGGCACCGACAAGTTCTCGGACACCGCCAATTCCGATCCCTATGGAGTGATCGACGAGGGTTTCGACAAGACGCTCGTCTACCGCCCAAACACCGTTATCATGGGCCATTCGGTCTGGTCGAAGATCAAGCGCCACCCGCGCCTGATCAAGGCAGTCAAGGGCGGGCTCGCCGAGGATGGCGCCATCAGCCGTCAGCAATTCGCCGATCTGTTCGAGATCAGAGCGGAAAATTTTCTGGTCGGCGAAGCGTTGCTGAACACGGCGCGTAAGGGCCAGAATCCTTTACTCTCCCGGGTCTGGGGCAATTCGATTCAATTGCTCTATCTCGATATGGGCAAGCGGACGTCGAACGACGCGACCATGACCTGGGGCTTCACGGCCGAGCTTGGCACCCGCGTCTCCGGATCGATCGAGGATAAGGATATCGGCCTCGAGGGGGGGATAAGGGTTCGCGTTGGCGAACGGGCCAAGGAATTGGTGGCGGCAAAGGATGTCGGCTACCTGATCCAGAACGTGATCTGATCCGGCCCGTAGAGACAACAGGAGACCAAGCACATGGCCACCAAGAAAACCGAAGCCGATCAGGATCAGGCGCCCGCGACCAAGAACGTCAAGGATGTCGTCACCACCCAGGAGGTCCGCTACGGCAAGAAGACTTACGGTCCCGGCGCGACAATCAAAAACGTCGATACCGAAACCCGCAAGGAACTGCTCGCGCTCGGCGCGATTCATGAATAACCGTGAGATCGTAGCGTGCCGGGTGGAGGTGTAAGGCTATCCACCCGGCACAAATGATCCGAAATTGAACCATAAGGAACCGCCATGACCGGCCGACCAGAAACCGATCAGACGTTGCCGGTCAGCGGCTATCGAGCGCAGTCGAAAAGTGCTGTCACGCTGGTCAACACCAATAAGCGGATCGAGGAGGAGGTTCTTCGCATTCTCGATACCCTCGCACTGGACGAGGGTATCGACAAAAGATGGCTGGCGATCGGCCGGACCCATATTGAGCAGGGCTTCATGGCCGTCAACCGGGCGGTTTTCAAGCCGTCCAGGGTGGCAATCGAGGAGACGCCATGAGCGAGCAGCAGACCAGGAACGCATCCGTGTCCCGCACTCGATGCGGGACCCAGGGTGACATGACGGGCGCTCACGACACCCAATTCTGGACCCCCGCTCAAGGCCGGGGAACGAAGAATGGTCAGGGGTCGAATGTTTTTGGCTCCGCGTGGATTGAGGATTAACCCATGGCCTACGCGACGCGCGGCGAGATCGAAGAGGTTTGGGGCGCTGCATTTGTCGGCGACCTGTTGCCCGAAGATGTCGACGGCGATACGGCAATCGCGCGCGCCATTGAGCGCGCGTCGGCGGAGATCGACACCCATCTTTCCGCGCGCTACGACACGCCGATCAATGGTCACCCCGAGGCGCTGATCACGCCTGCGGTGGCAATCGCCGTCTATAATCTGGCGGTCCGCCATTCCACCCTCACCGAGACGGTTGAAGAACGTTACAAACAGGCTATCGATCTCTTAAAGCGCATTGCCGATGGCAAGGCCGGGCTCGGCGCCGACGAGCCGCACGTGGAGACGGGCGACCCGAACGCGTCCGCCGCCGGCGCGTCTTTCAGCGCCAACGGCCGCGCCTTCTCCAGAAAGACATTGCCGTGAGCACTTTTGCGGAGCGCGCGGCATGAGCGCCATTCTCGAACTCAGCGAAACCGGCCTTTCCGAGGCGCTGCTCATGGTCGAGGGCATCGAAAAGGCACCGAAGGGTGAACTCATGGAAGGCATTGCGCGTCTTGTCCAGGAGCAAACCCGTCACCGTATCGAGGTGGAGAAGACGACGCCGGAAGGCGAAGCCTGGAAGGAGAATTGGAAAGGGTCCAGCATCCTTTACGAGAGCGGTGCATTGACCCACTCGATCGATTACGTGGCCGGCGAGGAAATGGCCGAGGTCGGTTCCGGCCTAGTCTATGCGCGGGTCCACCAGGAAGGCGGAACGATCCGGCCGAAATCGGCCCGTGCCCTGTTCTTCCATATGGGCAATCATCTTGTCCAGGTGCAAAGCGTCACGATTCCCGCCCGGCGCTATCTAGGGCTTTCGGCCGACAACCAAAGTGAGATCGTCAAGGCTGCCGAGGATTTTGTCGGGAGGCTCGTGCAATGACGGTCACCCGCATCAACGCCTTTCGCGTCGCCGTTGTCGAAGCCATTCGCGCCGTCATGCCGGATTTGCGCGACTGCGAAGAGCAATTCGGCCGCTTCGTGCTCGAGGAACTAGAGCGCAATATCATCAAGTGCCCGGCGGTGCGCTTCGCGGTTCTGCGCGCAACACTGATTAACGAACCCTCTGCGGAACCCACGGCCGAGCTTGATTGTGCCGCCTTCGTGGTGACCGAGGGCAGGACGCGGGATCAATCCGGCTGGGCTATCGCCGAGGGAATCGCGGTTCTGCTCCATTCGTCCCAGCTATTCGGTTTAACGAGGCTGTCCGCACCGCGTGACGCGCGGATCCTGCCCGTCGTTTCCGGCAAGCTGAAGGCGCGCGCCGTCAGTGTCATCGCGGTCGAATGGAAACAGGAGCTGCGCAATCTCGGCGATGGAATTTGGGACGACGAGACGCATCTTCTGAGCGAACTGTATGTCAACGACGAACTCGTCGATCTCACGGGAGAACCCTGATGGACCGGCGCGACGCCTATATCCTGACCCGTGAATTGCGCTCGCTCTACAAGGCGGTCGACGATCTCGCCCGCCGCCAGGCGGCCGCGCACATGACGGGCAAGGTCGCCGAGATCAAGGGTGACAAGGTTCGCCTGGAGCTTCTCGAACAGGGCGCGAACGGTGAACCGTTCCTGTCGCCCTGGGTCCAGGTGCAGGAATCAGCTGGCGCCACGGGCACACATTTCCCGGTCCGCGTCGGCGATCCGATGCGCCTGTTCTCGCCCCAGGGCGAGCTCGGCCCGGCATCGCTCGCCATTCGCGACAGCTACACAAAAGACGCCCCAAATCCCGCCGAGGGGCAGGAACTGGTCATCAATCACGATGGCTGCGTCATCCGTATGGAAAAGGGCAGGATCACGCTTGAAAGCGACGAACTCTTCCATAACGAGAAGAATGTCGGCGACACGCATCTGCATACCGGGGTCACGCCGGGCGGCGGGCTGACCGGCGTACCCGCCTAAGTAAGGAGCATTCAATGACCGCTAAAAAGGACTTCAAAGTTATCTCGAAAGCCGCATATATCGCAGGCCAGCGCAACCCAGGTGAAGGCGAGACGATATCTCTGAGCGCGGAGCAGGCCCGCTACCCGCTGATCCTGGGTGAGATCGACCCGCTTTCCGCAGATACGAATTCGCCGCCAAAGCCCGAGACGAAATCCGTTTCGAAAAAGCAGGAGCTGGACACAAAGAAGACGGGGAAAACGAATTCGGGATCGGGAACGAAGGGGGATTCCTGACCCCATGCGCACAGGGATCGACGCGTCGACAGGGATGCCACTGACCGGCTGGGACCATTGCGCCCAATCGATCGGGATCTGCTTGACCACACGCTTCGGATCCCGCGTCCTGCGCCGCCATCTTGGTTCGGCGGTACCTCCGATGCAGGACCAGAACGCTGACCCCGATACGATTTTTCTTATTTTTCGCGCCATTGCCGAAGCGCTGAACGACCCCGATGGCGGCGAGCCGGGCTTCAACCTGAAGGCAATCGAGCTTGTCGAGCAAGGCCGTTCGGGACGCTTCGTCTTTCTGCTGACCGGCGATTATTTCCCGGCCGGGCATCTTGGTGATTTCTCAGTCCACGAGGATCGCAGCGTCGCCTATCGGGAAGGAAGTGTGGCATGACCAGTCTCATCGATCTGCCAAAACCGGGGGTCATCGAGGAGCTTGACGTCGAGGCTATTCTGTCCGCGCTCGTTGCGGATGTGACGGCGCGCTT